TGAGCACTGCTGCAAGCTGCGGATCTTGTTCTAATAGTAGCATTTGTTGTGTGAGGTTGCCCGTTTTCCAAGGGTTTACAGGTCCACCACCAGCATTTGCTACGGGGCTAGGTCTAGCACCCATTCCTGCTGCTGAACTCGGCTTAAAATGATGCTCGTAACCACTACCAGGGTTTTTGAGACTCGTGAGATACGAATTAAGGTCCTGTTCGACTCCACCATTTAGTACTACAACTTTACCTTCAGCGTTCTTTTGTAACTTTCCCTGTAACAATGAAAGCATTTGCTCTGCATTTATGACTCCTTGATTGCTAATAGCTGCAAGTGCTGTTTGTTTTGTAGAAGCTACTTCGTGAGAATTTTTCATATCCTCAAGTTGTTGAGATAAAGATATTATCTGCTGTTCTTTATCTTGGGCTGTTTTGTTAGCTTCTTCCCAAAGAGTTTTCCATTGACCCTGCTCTTCTAGGTCTTTGGTTCGTTTTTCTTCTTTTTGTTTATAAACATCATCTAGTTTTCCCTTAATGCCCTTAAATTTTTCTTCTGCGTCAGCAGCTTCTTTACGAGCAGCAGCTAGTTTTGCTTCGTATTCTGCTTTCACAGAACTGAGGTCTGGTGCTTGTGGTTGTGAAGGAGTGTCAGCCACGGGCTGTTCAGCAGGATTCACAGAATCAGGCTGAATTACTTTTTCTTCGATTGCCATGAATTAATCAGATAATGGGCTAGTAGTTTTCTTTTTTGCAGGTTTTTTCTTAGTTTCTTTTGGTGCAGGAGCAGAACACGCTTCAACTGGAGTAGTTGAATGTTTAAGTTCCACTTCTTCCCATTTATAAGTTCCGTCAGGTTGCAGAACATGGTCTAAAGACTTAGCCATAAATTTTATATACTTATATACTATTGTAGCAGACTATTCAGATTTGGCCTCATTTGCCGATGGTAATACCTCACCCTGTACCAAAATATCTCTAAATTCTTCTCTATCAATAACTTGTTGATCGAATAATGATGTTAAGGCTGTAATATCTTGTCCAATCAGTCTTTCAATATCAAAATCTCTGCTTATTTTTACTTCTGGTGGTTCAATCCCAACATACTCGGCTGATAAATTAAAGGCTTTTTGTAGTTTTTGCTCTAGTTCCATAGAAACCATCGCAAGCATAGAATTAGTATCAACCCTATCTAATCTTCTAGCATCTGCTGATTCTGCTACAAACTTCTGTTGTGATAATGTACTGATTCCGAGTGTTGCCATCTGCATTTGAAGCTCTTTTATTTCTGCTGATTGTGCGTCAAAAGCACTGGAAGCTGGTTCTACATAGTATATTTTGTTGCCTGGTTGAGTTGCCATTGCATAATTAACAGAAATAGCTAAATCTTTTGTCTGATCGTCATATCCTTCCATTACAAGCATTGGTTGAGATGCAACGTGCAAACTATGAATTAAATCAGCTTGTCTTTGAAAGTGTGCAAGATTAAGATACGCAATATCTAATAAAGGTGGTTTGCTTACTAAATTATCTGTTTTACCAGAATAAATCGTTACTAAAGGTATTTCTCCAAGAGAAAAACTTCCTGATTCAACTTGTCGGTAATCTTTGTCAGATGATCCAGCTTCAAAACTGCCAGCAGAACTTCCATCTGATACATCATACATTTCTTCTATCTGTTCTTTTTTGCGGAATACTCTGTAGCTTCCTGGTTCAATTACTCTTACTTGGTCGAATACTTTTTCTCCGAACTGTCCATCTGGGAGCACAGCTTTTTCACCAAGTCTTACTTGTATCAGGTTTCCATAATTTGATTCTCTATCTAGTCTCCAGCCATAAAGATTATTTGGGTCGACTTCGATCCAGTATGGTCTGCGGTTCTGCTGACGTTCTTCAGCTAGGCTGACTGCTCCTGATGGTGCAGGGTAGTCTACAAGAATATGGCTTTGACCATATGTGAGAGAACACATCAGTAATCTTCTTGCATATTCGTCTAAGTCTGACTTTCTGCCATCTACATCCATTTTGAACATTTCGGTCCAGTAAGGATCTCCTGTAAGTGTTATTGGTTTTCTTAATACAAGACCTGTAGCTGCTCTTATCAATCTTTGAGTAAAAGGACTAAATACAGCACGATTTACTCTGGCTAGGTAGGCATCGTAATCTTCTCTTGGCTCTAGAGGTAAGAATGATTCGCTATTTGTTCGGAGGTAATCTGTTCCTTCGGTTACGGCTTTCATTATTTCCCATCCTTTCATCATGTCTAGGACAGCCCTCGTGCGAGTG